GGAACATATATAAAATCACCTTCCATTGGTTGTGCATTAATTCCAAATGCAGTTGCAAATGACTGTTTAGTAATTTCAGGTTCCCAGTCATTCTGAAAATCTAATCCCCAATCAGCAAACTCTGGTTTTGATGAAGGCATAACACCATCTTGAATAACCATTTTAATTTGTTTAACTGTATCAATGTTCATTAATGTATATTCTTTGAACGTTAAATCTTTTGAATTCGCATCAGGTTTAAGCTTAAAATAATAAATAGGAATGCCAACAATATTTGAAACATTTTCAGCTAATTGCTGTTGTAATTCTAATGCACCTTCTAAATTAGCATACGGATTATATGTATTTGCACTTGCATCGGTTGTAAAATTAAAACCTTGAGCTAGCTGAACATCATAATCAGAAATTAATTCATCATTAATATAAACACCACATACTTGTCCATTTACTTTTAAACGTAAATAAAAATCTGAATTAATATCAATAGTATTAGCTAAAGCATTATCATACGTCATATAACATGACCAACATAAGCCATCTAAACTATAACTATATTCTAATTCAGATCTATCGTATGCACCACAATTATTATTTATTGATACAGTACTTATATCATTTAATGCATATGCTAAAGTTACAACTTGTGGTGGATTGCAACTACCTAAACAATTTATGTTATTAAAATCCATATTTATTATGAAACAAATCTAAATAAGTATCCTTCATTTGTTGCTCTATATACAAATGGACCACTTTGTCTAAAATCAGATGCCCATTCTGCTCCTGTCCACATGCATATATGACCAGGCTCAGATGGATTACCATTTTTTTGATATACTACTATATCGCCTGGTTCAGGATTAAAAGAATCATTTCTTTTTATTTTTCCTTCAAATTTAAATCCAATTTTTGGTAAATAATCAATATATTTCCATGCCCAACGTGGTCTTCCATTTGTAGAAATTCCACCAGCCTCAATTGCCATACGAACATATTTTGCACATGCATGCTGTGAATTACTTGCAGCATGAGCATGTAACCATTTACATGCGGCTTGTATATTCCATCCTTTTGGATTTTTTGTAAATACACCAGGATCTATATCTTTTACATAATCTCCTGTACCACCATTTGATTTTAAATTTTCTGGTGTACTAACTGTATTCAAAAATGTATGTCTAGCAATTCCTCTTAATAGACTTTCGTTAGAATAATTTTGTTTCTTACTATTATCAAATAATATTTCAATTTCGTTATTCATTATGATATACCCATTTGTTGTAATGCAATTTTACATGCAGTTTCACAATTTACACCTTGTTCTTGACGACTAATAAATGTTATCAAAGGAAATAATATTTTATATGAACGTTCTAATGGTGTAGTATTAGACATATGCACATAATCAACTAAATGCTGTTGATAATAATTTTGTCTTTTAATCATTTCTGCTGAAGATACAAATCTTCCATCAGCAATATCTCTAATTCCAGATATTGAATTATAATGTTGTAAAAATTTTTGATATGTTGGTATACCTGCATGATACATACATATAACATCTCCAATTGTTTTACAACCTTTATCTTTATATCCCATTATTGTGTCTACTGCTAATTTACAACAATCAACACCAGAACGAATTGATTTTGCAGCAGTTGGGCGTGTTTTAGGTGATGCACCAAACCCAAATGTATAAAATGGCCAATATTGTCCATTTGGGTCCAATGATTTTCCTTTGCCTTGTGGAAATGATTTAGAACCAATGCTTCCATCTACTGGGCCATTATAATCAACAAAATTACTACCTTTATCAAATGGTCCCATTGTATTATCGTCGCTTAGTTCACCGTCATTTTTAGCATAAAAATATATTGGATCCCCCGCTAAATAGTTTCTATATTCAATTTCGTTATTAGTATCTCCAAAATCATATCCCATTTCTTCAATTACCATTTTATATACATTAATAATTGAATGAGATAATTCTTCTATATAAATTTCAGATCTATCAAGCATTTATATTATTATTGTCTAATTCTATTTGGTTCTATTGATGGACCTTGCAAATTTATCCACATTGATAATTGTACAGCATCTTGTCCAATAATATTTGGCATGTCTGCACCTGTCCATAATTGTTCTGTAAATAATGGAGTCTGCCATTCAATAACAAGCATACCCATCATCTTATTATTATCATCATATAATGTATTGTAGAATATTGCAGTTGTACGTTGATCTTTTAATAATGAGAACAATTGAGGATTTTCATTTTCCATTTGTTCCAAATCAGTATAAAGTTTCTGATGTTTACCTGTACGTTTTACATCTCCTACAATCTTTGCCATTGTGCTAAATGGTAAACCAACAATTTTTGTACCAATCTGTTCTAATCCTTTATCAAACCATTCAAATGTACATGTATATTTAGCAAATGGTGAACCAGCTAAATTCTTATATGAATTATGGAACTCGATAATAAATGCTCTTACGGCGTGAGTCTTATTCATTATATCTTTTAATTTTTCGATTATACTTTCTGCTACTTCAATTCGTTTTTCTACTTGACGGTCATGTATTTCATCAGCAGCTTGTTTGCTGTGCATAATATAAGAAAGTAATTTTTCATTTTGTATACCCATTGCTTTTACTAATTCATTATTTTGTTTTGCAATGTTCTGTGAAAGCATTTCAAGCTGTGAAGAATTAGTAGAAGACATTTCCTGTAACTGATTAGCTACAGTTCCTGTAAGTTTATGCGCAATATCATCCATGCCGCCCTTGACACCATCAGTAATCTTACTTGCTACTAATTTAACACAAATATAAATTAGTCCCATTCCAGCAGCTATTAAAAGACTCCACCAACCATACTTCCCTATTATTTCGAAGAGAGTATTTAAATCCATTTTATATCATATAATATTATGTTTTTGTTATTTAATAAAAATAAAAAATTTGCATAATATTATATAAAACAATGAGAAGCATTATAGCTTCTCATTCTTTACCCATATTAAAAAATCATTTCTATTTTCATATTCATCAATTGAAATTCTATCCGGTATAATATCTGTTCCTTCAATTTCTTGTCCAATACAAATAATTGGACCGCCAACAGGATCAATCATTGTTATCTTACCATCATTACGATATAATTTTTGAATTTTATATGGCAAACATAATTGATAAATTTTATATTCAGAATCTCCATTTTGAACTAATCTTAAATAGTTATCAATATTATCACGAGTATATAAATCAATTGTCTTATTCTTAAATATTATATCATTATGTACAATATCCCATATAGTTTTAAACAATTCATCATATGTACCTGAATTATCAATTATATAATTATAATCTTCTTGATTATCCAATTCATGTTCAGCAATATTATCAAGTTGTTGAACTGAATTACGATTAATAGTTATTGTGATACCATTATTTTCATAAATATATTCAAGTTCATGATTAAATCTATTATCTGTACATATAACATATTTTAAATTATGATTATGATGTTGAGCTTCACGAATTTTATTACGAACAATGTTAACAAATATCTGTTTATTTATATTCTGTTGTAATACATATGTACCAACGTAAACTAATATTTCACGTAATGACATCCAATATTTAATATCATTATTATTAGAATAACCTGATAAATTGTAATAATAATCATCAGCAGTTATAATATGTTCTTCATTTGGCTTTATTTCTGTATATTGAAATTTATTATTTATACATATCCATGCATTAGATTTATTCTGATAAAACCTTTGCACAGGAATACCAAATATAGTTGAACATATTTCCTTTAATTGATCTGCATATGCAATACATAATACTGATGAATCATTATCGTCATTTGATGGTGGAAATGTTGCAGATTGTGTTGGGTTAGTATATCTTGAAAAATAATATTCTTTACATTGTTCTAAAGATTCCCAGTCTTTAGATAAAATTGTTTTGAGCATTTTTGCTACAGTATCTTTACCAGATCCTGCCAATCCATTTAGCCCAATATATAAAAGTTTATTCATTAAAAATAAATACATGTATTTTTGTAATAATATAAAATAGTTAAAATACATGTATTTTTATAAAAAAATATTAAAAATATTAAATAATTTATGCAGCTTCTTGTAATGACATGCTAAACATTGTCTTACTCCAGTTATTTGTTCTTAAAATCCATGAATTTTCTTTTGATTCAATAAATGGATTAGCAACATATGCAGCATCAACATCTACTCTTTCATTATATGGGTGTTGTGTACTATCTGAATATTCTGCGACATCTTTTTTATATGCTGCTTGTGATTGCTTATTAGTAGTTTTCTTTGCATCACTAGCAGTTACAATTTGATTTCCATCGGCACTACCCTGTACTTCAGCATCTCCCCAGAAATCATCAATGTTATGATGACCCATTACATAATAAATTGCATTAGTACCTTGTGTATACATACGAGATATATCGGTAACATCTCTTGGTCTTGCATGTTTTAATGTTACTGAAACTTTTAGTTCAGTTGGAAAATCATCAATACCTAATGGTCCACTTTGTTGTACTGTTGCATTTGTTAATATTAAATTACCTATAGATAATATAGGGTTACGAGGGTTACCTATTGTAACGTGCCACAATCCAACATCATCCCCACTTAAAAATGATTGCCATGCATATAAGGTTGGTCTACCTAATGCGTTTTTAAGATATCCTTTACCTGCTTCTACAGCACCAGAACTTGTAAATATATTTTTAACATAACTTGCAGCTGCAGACGCCATTTCACCAGCACCACCTTTAGCAGCATTCATAATAGCTCCTGCTGCGCTATTCCAAACAGAGCCAATTTTTCCTAATATATCCATGAAGTTAATTCCACCATTCATTAATGAATTAAAGAATCCTCCTAATTTATCAAAAGCGTTATCAATAAATGCACTTGTTTTATCAAATGGTGCCATGTCTTGAGCAGGACCAATTAATTTTCTATCACCTTTCCAGAATTTACCACGTCTATATGTTACTTCCAAAATATTACCTAATAAATCTAACATTGCACTACGTGGATTAATATTATCATAAGCACGTAATTGATATGAAAAGTTTAATGTAAATTCATGTGAAAACTCTAATTTACCTTCATATATATTTGTTGATTGAATAGTATTCTTTGGAGTATACACTTTATTATTATCATAGTTTCTTAAAAGTCCATTATTCTTACCAATACCTTGAAATATTGGTAATCTTGTTTTTGATCCTAACCATCCCCATATACTATGATTACCAGCAGTACCTGCATTAACTCCATCATTATAAACAGGATTTAATCCATTAGATATCATACCCATTAAACCTGATGATGAATCATCTGCTTGTGATTCTTTTTCTTCAATTTGCGCATTTAATTCTTTCCACGAAGCATGATAACTAAATTTACATATATCTTCTAATCTATTATCATCTGTACCAAACCAAGAAACTAAACGACCAATATCACCTTCAGCTTGGAATGCTAATTCACCTTCTCTCATAAATGCTGGATTTGTTCCACGCCCAATATGATCTCCAATAGGATGAGCAAATTTACGTAAAGTTATTAAATGATTATTAGCAACTTTACCTAAATCTTTACAATACATAAAATCAGCATATTTATATCTTGATTGCCCTAATGGATTATTTGCATTTTTTGATAATGCGCATAATGTACGAATAGAACAATCAGATGTTTTCTCATCTATTTCACTATCTTCAGTTTCATTCAATAATGGAGTATTTCTTGTTATGCCTAAAACACTAACACCATACATTGGGTTAAACATTGATGGTGCAATTGCTGTATTAGCAACAGGAACTTTTAATGATTGATCAAATTTTTGTCCAATACTTAATAAATTCTTTACTCTATATTTATATGCCCAATCATAATCTTTTGCTAATGCTATCGCTTCTGCAGGAAATTGTAATGGATTTTCAAAATAAACTCTTGAATTTTTTGCATCTTTAATTCGTTCTTTAGCTGATGTAGATACTTGTGCATTACTACTTTGTGATAAAATATTAGATGTACTTACTGTATTATTAATATCTGACAAATCAGATGGAAACATTGTAACCATTGAAGGATATGCTTGGAAATTCGCAATGTTAATATTATCATTTTTTAGCATTTCCTGAACAACTGGAATACTTTTGTTCAAATTTAATGCTCCTGATTTTAATCTATCTATATCAAATGATTTTTCATATGAACTAAATTTACCACTACCACCATACATATTTTGTGCTTGGTTAATAGTACTTGGAAATGATTTCATTCAAATATTACATATTTTTTCTATTATTTAAAAATAAAAAAGGCAACCTAACTAAGCTGCCTTTTTATTAAAATCACATTTATTAAGCATATTCATTTGATAATTAAACATGAATTCATTATATTCATCTATTTTCTTTTCAATCCAAACAAGTGGAGTTAAAATGAATATATTTAGTTTTACCCAAAAATACTTAATATACCACATCATATATTATTTAGATTTAATTATTGTTTCATTATTATCATTAATTGTTATTCGTCCATCCAAACATGCTGTTATAAAATTATGAACAGCTTCTCCACTTGCTTTTGCATTACGTTCAAGCGAATCTTCAAACCATTTAACACGTTCTTTAAGATGCTCATTCTCTTTTCTTAGTTCATTATTCTCATCAATAAGTTGTTCAACTGCATTAACAACATCCCAAAGTGGATTTAATCTATCAAATATTTCTTGTTTCATATATTATTGTTGCTTATAATAAAGTTTATTCTTAAACTTATCAAATTCTTCTCTATTCCAAACACTATATGGTCTTAAAGATTCTAATCGTTTAATATATTCAATTCTTACATCATATAGTTTTTCAGGAGCATTGTAAAATTCTTCAATATATTTTTTTAAATAGACTCTTAAAACTTTTTTATTACTTCCAAATGTTTCAAATGTTTTAACTACAGAACCATTTGATCCATTATAATATTCTAATTCAAATAATACTTCGTATTTCATTATTTCTTTTCTTTATATGTGTAACTTACAACTTCAATCGGAGCAGAACTTTCAAATACGGTTTGACTTCTAAACATCTTTTTTGTATATGGTATTTTTATAGTTTTTATAACAATATTAGTTCCACGAGAAGAATAAGTACTAATAGGCCAATTATTTTTTATAGTATATGTTCTTGTATCATTAGGAGAATAATATACTTTATATGTCATTGTATATTCGCCTTCTTTATAATCCGGCCCAACTAATAAAAATATACCTTGAATACTAATTACGACAATAAAAACAAAAATTATAATTCCAAAAATTGATGTAATACAAGATTTCATATTTTCAATTAACTTAACATTAGTTTATGTTCATCATAACGACGCGAAATATGTCCCTTACAAGAAATTCGACTAGTCTTAACACCTGCAATAGAAAAACTTAAATCATTATTATTCATCTTTCCATTTCGAACTCTACAATTCTTTAGTCTCTTATAAAATTCAGAACATTGTACTCCACCCTCACCAGCATTATAAACTAATGAACAAAGACCATCAAAAAACGATTGGCTGAAATGATATTTATATGGTAGATTTTTAATCAATCTATTAGCAGAAGCTTCAATTTTTTTAATATCTGCATTAAAATATTTATTAGCTTGAGCTTTAGAAATTTTCATTCCTTTCTTAACATCTTTACCATGATGTCCCCAACCAATTGAATACCCATCGCTATCCCAATAAGCTGTCAATACACATTTCTCTTGATCTTTAATAAATTGCTTACCATTATTTGAAATTGAATATCCAAATACTTGAAGCGAGCTCATAAAGAGCATCATACAAATTAATTTCTTCATTTAACGATGTTGATAATTATGTGAATATAAATAATCTAAAACATATTGAGGAATATCTTCAAAAACAAGAGGAGTTTGAATATAACGAAAAGTATCTCCATAAGGTTGACGTTCAGTGTAACAAATATCATATTGACATATGCAAGAACCAATATTTTGATACCAATCTCCTCGTTGTCCACGAAGTTGCATCCAACTAGTTATTTGTCGTATTTCTATATATCGATCTTCAGGACAATAAACAGAAGATTCCTTTATAGTTAAATTTTCTAAATTCATTACTTCTAATCTTTACCCTTATACAGTTAATTAATCATTTGACTTAGACCACTCATTTAGTGCATCCCAGAATTCATCGGAATTCTTATACC